CTGCAACCTTTCTTACGAGTGAACCTCGTTCACTACCAGAGGATGAGATTTTATCAACTCCTTTAGGTCCTAAATTGTTATGTAAAGAAGCTGTCTGCGAGCAGCTGAGAAGAACAACAAGGGAAATCTTTTATGATAAGGTGTTTACTAAGAAAAATCAAAATAAACCCTTTACCCCTAGTACCAATGCAAATTACATCCGTGGTCGTAAAGACGCCGGTGCAGTGGGAACTGTTGTCTTGGATGTCATACCAAAAGTAATGACTGGCAGAAAGGAGGACGTCGATTTGTTAAAATTACGAACGATCCAAATGGAGGGAAGCTCTTTAATTGAAGAGGCTTCCGTGGATGAGTATTCCCCAGACATTTTTGGTATAATGCGTAGAGAATCGCTTGAAGCGGTGGTTTATGATGATGAAGCACTCAATGCTAAATGGGTTGAGGTAATGGATTTGATATTAGAAATGGCTCGTGTAGAGGTACCACTGGTTGAACCGGTAGGATTAGCTGAAGCTCTTAAAGTTAGAGTGATCAGCAAGGGACCTCCTTTATTATACACACATTTTAAACCATTACAAAAGTTTCTCCATAAGACACTTCGAAAACTTGACGTGTTCCAATTGATTGGAACCCCGGTCACATCTGAAATTATCAATAGGATGTTTGACACTGAGGTCGATTGCGACGTCATGTTTCTGAATGGAGATTATAAGGCATCAACGGATAACCTTAGAGGTTGGGTGTCGGAGACGATAGCTGATGAACTCTGTAAAATATTAAATGGTAATATCACAGAGGATAACGATGGTTATTTTGTAGACTATGAGCTACTAATCAGAAGTCTCACTGGACATATCTTTGTGATGAAAGATGGGAGCCATAGGGCTCAGAGAGATGGTCAACTTATGGGTTCGATCACATCCTTCCCTTTCCTTTGTATTGCTAATGCAGCATTGTGCCGATGGGCTATGGAGATGTCAAATTCTTGTCTCTATAGAGTAGTTAATGAACATAACCCTACGATGGGATGTTCAAGACATTACAAGATTCCATTATTAATTAACGGAGATGACTGTACAATGCAAGGAAAGAGGTCAAACCTTAGGACGTTTTGGTCTAAGGTTACCAACTATGGTGGTTTAACTACCTCTGTCGGGAAAACGCTATTTTCCTTACCTCATAAACCTATAGTAGTGATAAACTCTGTCACTTTTGACCTAATTGATGGTCAGTGGATAGAGAGAAAGTATATCAATATGGGTATTGTTATGGGTAAGACGCGTAGCAGCGTTTCAGGTGTCGATAAGGCTATCGTTCACTATCACCAATTAGGGGCTCTACATAGAGAGCTATATGATAGTACACCAGACGATTGTTGGAAAGAGGTTTCGTCTCTCTTTATATCATTTCATAAAGAAACCCTCAAGTCTGTACCTAATATTCCTTGGTATTGTCCTGAATATTTAGGTGGACCCGGACTCATCCCAGACGGTGAAGTCTCAGATAAGGATTTAAGATTATTTTCCTTTCTTGTAAGGAATATCAATAATAAGAGATTTGAGATCTCTAAGCCGCGTGCAGACTCTGCATGGTTATTCCATAAAGGCGTTCAAGAGGAATTCGAAGAGTTCGGTATTGAAGAAACAACCTTTAGTGGGCTCTTCTATAAAGATTTAGAAGTTATTGATGTTGAACAGAAAGCCGGAGAACTATATAACCTACAAGTTGTAAATCAACTGTTTACAAAGGGTTTGCGTGAATATTTTCAGCAACCTTGTAGAAAGAAAGATGGTAGATACCAAAACTTTCAAAAAGTTTATGATAGGAATATGTTA